CCAGTTACAGAGTAATGGTAGACTCTAGGGCTAAAGGCGCTAGAACTGAATTAGTAATCAGGGATCTTCTTCGTAAATACACTCGTTTAGGGTGGGAGAGGGTTCCTGGTTCAGGTGCATTAGATGAAAAACATGGATTAAAGGGCGATCTTTATATTCCCAACTGCAATAATATATTTTGTGTTGAGGCTAAAGGATATGCAGACGATCATTTGACTAGCGCGGTATTAACATCTAAATCACCACAATTACTAGAATTTTGGCAACAAACTTTACGTCAAGGAAAACAAGTAAATAAACTACCATTACTAATGTTTAAACATGATCGTAGTAAAATATTTGTAGCATTTAGTAGTGATTACTGCATACCAGAAAGTTACCCTCATTTCTATATATCCAGAGATCCTTATAGTTTTTATGTTTCACTGCTTGAAGATTGGTTAACACATGAGCGACCAGAATTTGTTACTTGACTAAACCTTAAAATTTTAGTATAATATTAAATGAAAAATATTTTAATAAAGCCAACTTTAGACTGGATATATCATGATTTCAAATCCAATCGTTATCGGTTTATTATTGAGCTGGTTGCTTGGGCTCTTAGTATTGGGTGTGCTATTGTCATGGCTGGAACAGTACCAAACCCTCCACTTATGGCTCTTTATCCCGCTTGGATTACTGGTTGTGCTATCTATGCCTGGTGTGCTTGGTCTAGGCGTTCATTTGGTATGCTGGCTAACTACCTCTTGCTTGTCTCCATTGACGCATTTGGCTTTATAAGGTTAATAACTACAGGGTAACATGAGTAAAACATTTCAACAAGTTAGCGAACAAGAAAATTGCTTAATAATAGTCGATGCACTTAACCTAGCTTTTCGCTGGAAACACAGTGGTGCTACAGATTTTGCAGAAGATTATAAACGTACTATAGAAAGCTTAAAGAAAAGTTATAAAGCCAAATGGGTTGTAATTGCCGCAGATCAGGGTAGTAGTAGCTATCGCAAACAAATTTATCCCGAATACAAACAAAATCGTAAAGATAAATTTGCCGAACAAACTGAAGCGGAAAAAGCAGCTTTTGAACTTTTCTTTGAAGATTATCAAGCAAGTCTAGATCACATTCGCGAATCTACAGACTATCCAGTTATTCAATTTAAACAAACCGAAGCCGATGACATTGCCGCTTACATTACCAGTATTCGTAATTTGCTACCTGCTGTTGATCACATATGGTTGATTAGTAGTGATAAAGATTGGGATTTACTTATTGATGACAATACTAGTAGATTTAGTTATGTGACACGCAAAGAAGTAACTGCTAATAATTGGCATACACATTACACGTTTCCACACGAACACTATATTTCAATAAAATGTTTAATGGGTGACGCGGGCGATAATGTACTAGGCGTAGAAGGCATTGGTCCTAAACGTGCACAACAATTAGTGGCCGAATACGGTAGTGCGTTAGATATAGTAGCAGAACTACCTATTGAAAGTAAACTAAAATATATTAAAACCTTAAATCAAAATGGCGATAGAATATTACTCAACTATTACCTTATGGATTTAGTCACTTTTTGCAGAGATGCATTAGGTGATAACACTAAACAAATTGACGAAACTTTAACCAAATATATAAAATCATGATACCTGTTACAAATGGCGGCACACTATACAGTGTTAATACTACAGCTGCATGGGTTTGTCCTCAAATTCAATGTTTAGTTATCGATCCTAAATTTTTACCAAAACGTCAGCACAAAACCGATGCAGGCGCAGATTTATTTAGTACAATTACTACCAATATTTATCCTGGTGAACAAACATTGCTAGACTGTGGTGTAGCTGTTAAAATTCCTGAAGGTTATGCGGGTTTTGTTTTTAATCGTAGTTCGCAAGGCAAACTGGGTATTACAATTCCACACAGTGTGGGTGTAATTGACAGCGATTATCGTGGAAATATTAAAGTTATCTTAAAAAACACAGGGTCTGAACCCTATGCAATTGAAGCTGGCGTAACTCGAATTGCACAGCTAGTAATTATGCCCGTTATGTTGGCAGAATTCACAGATATTTGGAATGATACACAACGAGGTACTGGCGGATTTGGCAGTACAGGAAAATAAGGAATATTATGACCGTTTCAACAAGAGCACAAGTAATTACACGTCGTACCTACAACAGGCCAACTTCAGACGACGGAAAACAATTTGAAACTTGGCAAGAAACAGTTGCTAGAGTAATTGACCACCAAGCGTGGTTATGGGAACGTGCTCTTGGCCGTGAACTAAATGACACAGAGTATGCAGAACTTTATGACCTAGAACAGTTAATGCTTGATCGTAAAGTTTTAATGAGTGGCAGAACCTTATGGTTGGGTGGCACTAATGTGGCAAAAACTCGTGAAGCCAGTCAATTTAATTGCAGTTTTACTAATGTAGAAACTGTGTATGATGTAGTTGATGTATTATGGTTGTTGTTGCAGGGTTGTGGCGTAGGCTTTAAACCTATTGTTGGTACATTAAATGGTTTTTCAAAGCCAATTAAAAATATTAAGACTGTTCGTAGCACCCGTACTCAAAAAGGCGGATTAGAATATAATACAGAAACTTGGGATGCAGAAACTAAAACTTGGACATTACAAATTGGTGATAGTGCAGAAGCTTGGGCTAAATCTATTGGCAAGCTTATGGCTGGTAAATATCCCGCTGATACTTTGGTTTTGGATTTTAGTCAACTACGTCCCGCTGGTGAAAGGTTAAAAGGTTATGGCTGGATTTCTTCAGGCGATACTGCCATTAGTACTGCATATACTGCTATTGCCAATATTCTCAATGGTCGCGCTGATAGTCTACTTACTAGGATGGATATTCTGGACATTGTTAATCATCTGGGTACTATTCTTAGCAGTCGCAGAAGTGCTGAAATCGCTCTTTTTGACTATGGTCAACCCGAATGGGAAGAATTTGCGGTAGCTAAAAAAGACTGGTGGTTACATAATAACCAGCACCGTACTCAGAGCAATAATAGTTTAGTATTTAAAGAAAAGCCACTACGCGAAGATTTGGAAAAAATCTTTCACTTAATGCAGGAAGCTGGTGGTAGTGAGCCAGGATTTATTAATGAAGTAGAAGCACTACGCCGTGCACCTTGGTTTAAGGGTGCTAATCCTTGTGTAGAAATTTTATTGGGTAATAAGAGTTTTTGTAATCTAACAGAAACTGATTTGGCTAAGTTTAAAGGCGATAATGCTGGACTTCACGCAGCTATCAGGCTGGCGGCTCGTGCCAATTATCGTCAAACTTGTGTTGATTTGCAAGATGGTATCTTACAAGAAAGTTGGCATTTAAACAATTATTTTATGCGTCTTTGCGGAGTAGGACTAACCGGCATTGCAATGCGTCCAGATATGGGTAGTTATGATTACGAATATCTAAAACGCACAGCAACTAGTGCTGCGGTTGGAATGGCTCAAGAACTTGGACTGCCTAGCCCTAAAAACGTAACTTGCATTAAGCCTAGTGGTACAGTCAGCAAGATTATGGATACGACCGAGGGTGTTCATAAACCACTTGGTAAATACATTTTTAATAATGTACAGTTTTCCAAGCATGATCCAGTAGTAGAAAAACTACGAGATGCAAACTACAATGTTATTAATCACCCAGTAGATGATAGTGGTGTACTAGTAACTTTTCCAGTCTGTTGGGATGGTGTAGTATTTGATAAAGTTGATGACAAAGAAGTTAACTTAGAAAGTGCAGTTGTGCAACTAGATCGTTATAAGTTGTTACAGACTAGTTGGAATCAACAAAACACGTCAGTAACTATTAGTTATGATCCTAGTGAAATTAGCAATATTATTGATTGGTTAATGGATAACTGGGATTGTTATGTGGGCGTAAGTTTTATTTACCGCACTGATCCCACAAAAACAGCTAAAGATCTAGGTTATCTCTACCTGCCGCAAGAAGTTGTAGATGAACGTACTTACAAAGACTATGCAGCTCAACTACGTCCAGTTGTCCTAGACGACGCTAACAGTTTTGATGAAATTATTGGTGAGGACTGTTCAACAGGCGCTTGCCCAATCAGGTAAAATTATGTCACAAGAATTTACTTTTACAATTACTAAAGAGGAGGCTAATGTAATCTTAGTAGCATTACAAGAGCTTCCAGGAAAGATTTGCAATCCACTTAGTGAAAAGTTGCGAAAACAGGCGCTATCACAATTAGAAGGTAGAGTTATTCATCACAGTATTGATGAAGGTATTGCAGTAGAAGAGCGCATGAGCGGCGGATAATGCAAAAAACAATCTTATCGCTATTTGATTACAGCGGTAATTGGCCTAAGTATTATCGCGAAGCTGGATATAATGTATTGCAAGTAGATATTAAGCTAGATATTGATATTTTAAAGCTATCGGCAAGAGATCTACCAAATAGAATACACGGTATTTTAGCAGCCCCACCCTGCACAGATTTTGCAGGTAGTGGGGCTCAATATTGGAAACAAAAAGATCAAGATGGCAGAACAGATGCAAGTTTAGCATTAATAGACAAAACACTAGCAATAATCAATTATTATGAACCAGAATTTTGGGCAATAGAAAATCCAGTAGGCAGACTACAAAAACTACGACCACAATTAGGCGATCCTTGGTATTTTCAACCACATTGGTTTGGCGATGCCTATACTAAGAAAACTGGATTATGGGGTAAATTTAATAAAGATTTACCTAGAACTCCAGTAGAACCAGATCCTAATTCTTGGATTATGAAGTTGGGTGGTAAGTCGGAGCGAACTAAAGAATTACGATCAATGACACCGCTGGGATTTGCAATGGCATTTTTCCTGGCTAATCCATAGGAGTTATTATGGCAGAAACTTATACCCCTACAGAGGGAATGGCAACAGCAGCTAAACGCGCACTTAAATGGCGCGAAGATGGATATCCAGGTGGCACCTTAGTAGGGCTAGCCAGAGCTAATCAACTTAAAAATCGCGAACCACTTAGTGCTAGCGTTGTGCTACGTATGTTTAGCTTTTTTAGTCGACATGAAGTAGATAAACGCGCAACTGGTTTTAACAGTGGTGAAGAAGGTTTTCCTAGTAAGGGCAGGGTAGCTTGGGATTTGTGGGGTGGTGATGGTGGTTATACTTGGTCTGAGCAAAAACGCAATCAGATTATGCGAGATCGGGAGGGTAAAGCCGTAAAGCTAGTACAGATCAGCACAAAATCCGAAATGTCAGATTACATGCTTAGTGCAATGGCACAATACCTAGAAGACTATGCTAATCAAAATATTAGTGAAAGCCTAGAGGCATTTGGTCAATTTATGTATCATGCTCAATTACTTAGAAACTGTCACCTAGATACTTATTTACTAGACTTGCACATGGTAGAACAACCATACAGAGATATTTTAGTAGATGTATTTATGGAATTAGATGATTAACAAAAAAGCCCCTAGTAGCAATACTAGGGGCTTTTTTTAATTGTTGTAAGCTAAAATAATTTGTTTGCACATTTTACTGCGTACAATATCTTCGTCTAAAAATCTAACTACTTGAATATTAGGTAAACCTTCTAGTCTGTTAACAGCATCTTCTAGTCCACTGTCTACAATATCTACTTGTTTAGGATCACCACTTAGGATAACTCTGCAGTTTTTACCTATTCTGGAAAGCAACATTTTTAACTCTATCTTGCTTAAATTTTGTGCTTCGTCTACTAAGATTACTGTATCGTCAAAACTACTGCCGCGCATAAACCCTATTGGTTTAGGATCTATATTTTTATTTTTTAGTGCGTATTGATAGAATCCCTGACCTAGTGTACGAGTAAATACACTGTCAAAAGGTGCTAAGTATGGTGCATATTTTTCATCAATAGCACCAGGTAAAAATCCCATACCGCGACCAGTTTCTACGTTAGGCCTAGTAAGAACTATTTTGTCAATACGTTTATAAAACAATTCGCAAGCAGCATAACTAGCAGCTACATATGTCTTTCCTGTTCCTGCACTTCCAATTCCAAAAACTACATCACTAGAACGTATTGCTTCAAGATAGACGCCTTGAATGTAGTTAAGAGGTTTGACTTCAATAAAAGTATGTTTACTAGGTTTATCAAATTTTTCGGACTTGTCTTCGCGCAAAGCTTTACCAGAGGAAGGTTTCATAGAGATTCCTATGTGTTGTTTCAATTTAAATACTTTTCGTATTTTGTACTTCTTGTATTTAATACATCCTCCACATGATGTCTGTTAATATCACAAGCACTACGATTGCCATATAGTGCAACTTTTGATTTCAAACAAAGTTTCTCTACATTACCAAACCACAAATTAGGATTACACCAATTAGCCAATTTACAAGCTCTGCGTTCGTGTTCTACGCCACCTAAACCGCCGTTATAGGCAGCATCAGCAAAAGCATATGCTTCACGACGATCAGGTACATGCTTACTAAAATACTGATAATTATCCCGCATCATTAATGCTAGTGCTCTGATTTGCAGGTCTGGGCGGTCATAGACTACTTGCCAGTTTAAGTCGTACAATTCCTTAGGATATTTATGTTTTAAGTCTGATAAAGCATCAAACCTAATCGATCCATCCGGTTTAAAAGCCCTGGTAATTTGTCCAAGCCCTGCACCCTCCTCTCTAGCACTTTTTAGTCTAGATTTAGAGTTCCAACATTTACTATGCGTAAGTGATATACAGGACTCGTGCTCTATTAAACTACCAAGGTATGCGGCTTTGGGTGTGTAGCCCAAACCTTATTTTTTTCCAGTTGAAGCGTGGGTAAATGTTGTTGTGCTTGTTGCGGAATATAAGTACTTGGCGACTGTGCGTATACTTGCGAGCCGAATAAGCTGAGCAAGCCGTAGATAATAATACACAGACCTAAAAAAGCTAAACCTGCGCCAGTGGCGGTTTCGCGTGCCTTTTTTAGCAAGGTTTCCATATCAGCGTAGTCAAATAGTGCTCGGCGTGCTAAGTGCGCAAACCACACGGCTACTACTGGAGTGGCTAATTTGGCTAGAAATGGAATAGTCAAATTGCCGCCATTGGGGTCACTAAGGTAAAGATATACCATAACAATGAGTGTACCGCCAATCATAAAAATATTGCGGAAACGAAAATGTTCTTTCATGGTTTGTCCAGGTTAGATAGTTTGCGTATAGTAGCAATGCTATCTAGTTGTTTAAGGGCGCATTGACCATATAGGTTAATGACGGTTAAATAATGATCTGCAACTTGTTCATAAGTAGCACCTACTAGTGGCGGCAATAACTCACAAGGTTGCAACAGTTTAGGGTCTACTACTACTCTATTGTTAGTAGTTGCCGGAGGTGGAATTTCCAGAATTTTTTTCTTGAAAATTCCACATCCATTTAACAATAAGAGTAATAAACCAAGGCTTATTACTAGTTTTTTCATTTGTTATTCGCTTTAGAAATTGCTTCGTTAATGCTATCTAAAAAAATTACAGCTGGGATACACTTACCGTTTTCTATAATAGTAATCGGCTGCGTTTTAAGCTTAGATTTAATATCACGAATAGTTTTACCTAATTCCTGCTTTTTACGCTCACCTTCAGCCGCGGTTTGTTCTAGTGCTGTTTCTAAATCTTGAATTTTTTGTTTTACTTCTAATTCATATTTTTGCCGCTCTTCTTGACATTCAAGGCGCGCTTGTTGTTTGCCTTGCTCTAATACAGAATTGTAGCCATAGTAAGCTAATAGAGAGAGTGCAGCAATAATTACTCCTGCAATAATTGCTTTTACATCATTAACCATTTTAAATCCTAATCAAAAAAGCTTAAAAAATTA